CTGCTGGAATTGTTCCTGCTCAGACTTCAGTTTAATTAATGGGTCGTGATAAACGACCCATTCTTTTTATGAGAATTGCTGTTTTATTCGATGGTGCGGGTCTTGCACGATTGGGTTTAGAAAAAGCAGGACATGAATGTGTTGGCGTTGAGTTAAACCCAATCGCTCATTATCTAGGACAATTTGTTGGTTCTGGCAATTGTGTTTTAGGTGACGCCACAACATTCTCTCTTAAAGATTTTGATGCTGTTTGGTGTTCACCACCATGCCAAAAGTTATCTTCTGCTCGAACCTCTGGTCCAGCTTCTGGAAGTTTTGCAACCAATTATCTTAATTGGTGTTTGAATATTGATTCTGATATTCTTTGGGTAGAGAATGTTTCTCGACAAGGCAAAAACAAAGACGATTGGGGAACTTTGTGGAATGCTGCCCAATTTACCATAGATCCTATACAGTGCAGGAATAGAGTAATTGGTGGGTCGTATTCTATGCCGCGAACTTATCGGGGTTATCGCAGAAGTTATGGGAAGATTTGTCCTACTATAACTGCAACAGAGTACAAAGGTTGCGCTTCTGATACTAGAAGAGCTTCTAGATTTTATGGCAGGAAACTAACCATTGAGGAATGTGCTTACCATCAAGGATTTGAAGTTCCTATTGAGTGGCACTCTAGACCAGAATTCTTCGATGGCACTGATGCTAAGTGGCGATATGAATTATATCGAGCTATTGGTAATGGAGTACCAGTTTATATGGCTAAGGCTTTTGGGGAAGCTCATTCTTGAGTTTTTCTTTTTCTTCTAAAGCTCTCATGTATCCTACCCATGCTACTTCGTGATCGTGTGCTGAATCGCGAATTAATCTCCCTACTTCATGTAGTGATTCTAAAGCTTTAGAACATTCTGACTCTGGTTCGTTCTCGTCGTGGTGTTTTAGCAGAAATGAACGCACATTTTTCATATGTTGCTGATATAATTCTTCTTTTCTGAAATATCTGCTTACTCTTTCTTTGCTCATGCTTTTAATAATACCTTCATTATTGAGAACATCTATTATTCTTTTATAGGATAAATGATTTTAAGCAAATATTTAGTAGAACACTTACATTACGTGATATTCTGGAGAATTAAATGCCAGGTTTTAATATTAATCCATTTGGTGGTGGCTATTCTGCGGCTGGTCCTTCCAACACAGTAGAAGTTAGGCGTAAGCACAGATGGGTTTTTGAAACCTTAGGTCGTGGAACTGGGCAATTTTCGAATGCAGAGTTGTTGGTATTACAATCAGCATCTCGTCCTAGTTTCAAATTCGAAGAACCTGAGATGCACCACAACCAAGAGGTTGCCCGTTTTGCTGGTAAGCAAGATTGGGACCCTGTTACTTTGGTTTGGTACGATGTTGAGCAAGATCCTGATATTTCTAAGGGGATTTATCACTGGATCGAGACTGTTGTTAACATGCAATCTATGGCTGTTGCTCATCCTCGATTTTATAAGCGAACTGCTGCTTTGCTCATGATTGATGGTTCTGGGCAAGCTACTGAACAATGGTCGATGATGGGAACATGGCCAGCGGCTTGTAATTGGCAAGAATTGGATTATACGTCTACTGATCTTATGACGTGTGAGGCTACGATGCGATTTGATAGAGCAGTTAGATCTCGATCTGATGGGTCTTGTATTCAGCCTCCTGCTCCAGTTCCGATTACTCCGAATTGCCCTCAGTAATCATTGTTGGACAATTAGACTTATTATTGGAACGGGCTCCGCTATTGTGGAGCCCGTTCCGCGTATCACGGGAGTTTTCCCTTTTAGTTCTTTTGGAGTTTTTGTAACTAATTGGGCCTTAGATAAGGTCAAACTTTATAGGTAAAGAGAAAGCAAAGGAAAGCTCGGAGAAAATAGTGCCTGGTTTTAATATTCCCTTTTCATCAGAATGTGATGATGGCGATTCTGGAAGACCAGAAATTAATTCTGATGTGTTGACACCCAGCAACACATTAGAAACAGCTAGAACTCATCGATATAGATTAAGTATAAATTTTCCAAATCCTCAAGCCACTATTGGCAGTTCTAGAAATAGAATTTTGGAATTTTTCCCAAAGAAGTGTGGCAGGCCAAGTACTGAAATTGATGAAATAACTATTCACCAGGGCCAAGATGAAATATTTAGACCTGGTAAGCCGCACCACCAACCAATAGAAATAGAATTTTATGAAATATTAGGTGGTGGTAGCACATCATCTGGTCCTAACACTACTGATGTTGAAAATTCTACAGCCCGTGAGTTATTTGAATGGTGGCGTGATAGAGTCTTAGACTATCAGAATTCCAGATTGCAAAACCCAACGGACTTTCTTTCTACAACAGTTAATGTTGTGCAGTTGGATGGTCTTGGGAATGATATTTGGAATTATACTCTTTATGATTGTTGGCCTCAAAAGGTTACACCAAGAGATTTAGATCATTCTGATTCAACTATTTGCATGACCACTGTGCGATTGCGATATAATAAGATGCACGAGAATCGAGCCTAATATGCCTGGATTCATGATTCCAAATGTAAGCGATGGTACTCCAAATTTTAGGAATACTAACACTAATTTGGAATATATGTATAAGTATACTTGGGCCATAGAATATTTGTTTATTGGCGCTAACATAGGGAATTTTAGAGATAATTCTCCAGAAATTCAGTTGAAAGACGCTACTTTGCCTGTTTTTACGGCAAATAAAGAAGTTGTAACTGGTGGCTCTTTGGAGTATAAGTTCGCCAAATCTGTCAGTTTTGACGATGTAAAAGTTGTGTGGTATGATACTGTTGGGATGCTAGATATAGTTAGGCAATGGAGAGCGTTAGTATGGAATCCTGAAACTGGTTTGGCTGTTGCTAGGCAATATAAGAGAAGATCTGAAATAGCTCATTATACTCCTCATGCCAATGCTAATGGTGTAAACAGATATGTCCTAATTAATTCTTGGCCATCCGTTATTCGTCATGGGGAATTAACATACTCTGAAAGCGATGTGAATATCGTAGAAGTAACTATAACATATGATTGGTCACAAGAACCATAATTTCGTATAGTTTATAGGCACTTTGATGAGCGACGAAAAAGAAGAGCTTAATATCGATGGTGTAGAAAAATCTCCGCCAGTACCAGACGCATCTAAAATCGAGCAAACAATTGGAGCTAACACTCCGGATGTTTCATCAATGCTTGATGATTCATTATCAGCAGATCAAGTGCTAGAGCGAATCCTAGCTACCCCAACTGAACAACTTATTCCTTGGGAAGAATGTGTTCTTCCTAGTGGAGGTCTTTACTATGGTTGGCCAGATGGTGTGATCCAAGTAAGGGCAATGAACCAGAAAGCTGAAAAGATTTTGGCTACTCAACGTTTAGCATCTACTGGTCAATCGATTGACTATTTATTTAGAGAATGTGCTAAATTCCCAGATGGTTTTGACGCTGCTGATTTATTGTTGGGAGATAGAGTTTTCCTACTTTATTTCTTGCGTGGTATCACGCATGGCAATATGTATGAGTTTGCTGTAAGTTGCCCGAATCAAGATTGTCAGTCTGTTCAAACTCATGCTTATGATCTCAATGAGTTGGCAGCTACTATAAGACCAGCTGATAAGAGTCTGGGTAGCGAGCCATTTAAAGTTAGCTTGCCTTATTTATCTAAAGTATTTAAACGCGATATTTGGGTGAGCACTAAATTCCTTAGAGCTTATGATGCTAGTGATGTTTTAGCTAGACGACGAGTTCGGAAGAAAATCACTAAACCAGGTCGTGGTCCTAGAAACGCTCGAAGTGCTGTTGACCCGAGAAAACAAAAAACTCAGCAAATCCAAATTGACAACGCTTTGGATGATAATTTGGAAAAAGTGATTGTTAACATCATGGGTGATGCTGATCCCATGAAAATTAGGCAATTCGTTCAAAAGATGCATGCCAGCGATACTGCTACGATTAGAGAATGGTTGAAACAGAACACACCTGGTATCGACAATACTATTATGATTGAATGCTCAGACTGTGGAGGCGATTTTACGGTTGAGCTACCGATTACTGAATCCTTTTTTCGCCCGACAGAGTCTTCAGCAACTAGAGAAGCAGTACAATAACATACTGGAACAGCAATTCCAGTTGAAGTATCACGGACGCTTTTCTTTATTTGAGCAAAATCAAATGCCAGCAGAGGATAGGGCTTGGCATATGCGAAGATTGGAAAAAGAATTTAAAGATAGGCAAGAGCAAGAGCAAAAACAAGCTCGATCAATGCCAAGGCCGCGTTCACGTTAGCCTTTTAATGTTTTACATAGCCATGTAAAAAAATCGGGGTTTGATAGCTCTTTATGACCCAATGAAGCTACGCCACTATGTGTCACTCTTTCTAATATGATTGATCCATTTGCGTAAAAGATGAGCACATTGCCTTCATCTGCTCTGCTGGCTGCTGTTCCAAAGATTTCTGCTACTTTCCCAACTGGCATACCACTAATTTTTGCGGTTTTCATTCTGACAATTATTTCTGCATTTCTTCTGTGCTTAGCATACACAGTTGCTTCAAGATTCTCGGAATTTTCGTTAATAAATAACGCAATACTTTGGACTATTTCTAATACTTCCATGGAATTTTGTTGCACAGCAATCTATTAAGCTAATAAAGTATTGAAGAAGGAATGAATTACGATCCACAAAAATACCGGAAGAAAACTGGCGGTAAGTTCAGAAATCTTCCTTCTGAAGCTATTGTGGCGTGGCTTGAACGGAATTTTGAA